CTAACCCTGGCGTAGGTCCAATAATGATTGTGCTTGAATCATATACAGCATACAACTTAGGCTCGGCTTGCGTCGCTACAACGGGGTACATCTCAGTAATGTACTCCGCAGCTTTTTGTATTAGATTCACTACCCCTGTAGCAGTGGTAATCTCAATGGATTTGAGGGCTATATAGTCCGTGGGTAGTGTTACTGATCGTGAACCTACGGTGGTTACGCCTGTGGTATTTTTGCGTGATGAAGGCAGGTTTGCCTCCATGTGAATACGCCGTTCTGCAGTCTGGATAAACCCGTCAATAGCCGCAACGAATGTAGTTTCGTTGTTCTGGGTTGTGCTTATGATCAGATCATGCAGTTCGGTGTAGTTCATTATCGCATTGTACCTCTACCATGACCCTTCAGTGCCTTACCAACTCCGCGTGCCTTGACCTTACCACCCTTACGCATAACCGGGGGGGCTTCACCTTGATCTTTTGCTATGCGCCGCTTGGTTTCCGCTTCTTTATCTTTAAGCATTCCTATCGGGGTGTCTGGTCTTAGCGTATTCCCTGTGGCGTCAACTATCATACGGGCTCCACGTTCTACGCCTTCCTTGATTGCAGTGCCTGCAGCGCCTGCGGTATCTGTGGCCCACTGCTTAACGGTTCTCGATCTCGCTGGTTCTGTATAAGTACCATCCGCCTTAGCTTTAAGACGTGCATCAGCGGCTGCTATATCTTGACGCGTGTACTCGCTCCTCTCGTCTGGAGTCATTTCTGAGTAGGGTTTTGCCATGTGAAGCTCCTTATCCGTTACGGCTGAAATTCTTGCCTTTAGTTGCCGCGCCTGTTCCGCGCATTATACCACCGGCTGCTTTACCTGCAACCTTACCGCCACATTTCATACCCTTTGCTTGCATCTTGTCGAAAGCTTCTTCTTTCTTGCTTCCTTCTTTACCCATACCTTTTACTTCGACGTCTTTCTTAGACTTTTCAAACTTTGCGAACGGATTAGCTTTTGCCATTTTAATACTCCTTATTTATACAAGAAATCCCCTGTCGTTGGACTGACTGCTGCGGCTAGTGTTCGGTCCGCATTATCCGCGGGCCTTGGATTCTGTAGACCTTGTGGGTCTACAATTTTAAACGTACCTAATTTATATTGCGGGTGGTCAGCCTCGAAACAGCTACTGCATACACGAGTCTTCGTGCGCTTCATCCTGATAGTCAGGAACTTAAGCTCCTTCAAAGGGAAGGTGAAGCCACACCGATCACATTCACCTATCGCTCGTTTTTCCGATGCAAAGCTGCTCATACCAACCTCTATCTAGTAAACTTCGGGGTGACCCTAAACGTAGTCCGTTCACGGTCTTCCTCAGCCATTAGCGTAAACTGCTCATCGTATATCAATTTTGTCTCTTGCAGTCGTTCTGGTGCTCGTTTCATCGCCAAGTAGTACGCAAGGCCAGAAACTAAGGCCGGTATTGCTCTGGCTGATACGTCCATTGTATTACCGCCATCTACCCCAGCATCTTGTATCCGACGCATGCGCCAGTAAACCAGTGTATAGCTCGCGTCAGGTGGGACAGGCCATAAGGTGATAGTGGGGGCAGCACTTTGGCGATTAACATAAAACTGAACTGGGCGACCCGTGGACCCCTTTGTTGGGATGGATGAATAGTCTCCTAGAGACAAGCGCCCGATAGCCAGATCACTATTAACCCCACTGTTACTTGTTCTAATCACAACATCGAGCAAGTCGATTGTATCTGCTGGGAGTGTGTATGTAGCTGTATTAGCTAATAGCGGGACAGAATCTGTGCTTATTGTCCATAAGTTAATCTGACGGTTCGCCCACTCTAACCCCAATAGGTTAAGGCTACGACGCGCTGTGCGCACGTCATATCCAGTGATACTCTCCCCGCCAATACGCTCGAAAGCCTCTTCGATCAGCTCGGAGACATCAGGATTAAAGATAGCGGTACCTGAAGTAGCCATAGATTACTTCTTCTCTTTTGCCTGCTCAGGCTTAACTTTTGCCGGCTTAACCTCTGCAAGCTCCAACGGGGCGCCTGATTTCAGGTGCTGCTCGATAGCCGCAACGCGGCGTTCTAGTTCTTCTATTGTTGCCATGATAGCTCCTTAACCACAGATTAGTGTTGTTTTAGTTACCTGTGTCAGCGTAACCACACCAAAGTCCTGGGCGACAGCTGCATAGACTGGAATATCACCTGTCTGCAGCCAACAAACAGCAGCAACTGATGCAGGTGTATCTAGGTTAACGATAACCTTACCTGAAACAGCCATAGCCACAGATACCGAACCTGCTGCAGCGGCACCGACCGCATACACCGACTTAATGCGGCAACGCGGTAGTGCGAGACTGCCTGAGATACCGATACTAATGTTACTAGCGAATGCGGCATCACAAGAGATACTTGTGATGCTTACCCAGTAGTTTGTAGTTAGCACGTTCGTTGCCGGACCCGCAATAACCTCAGTAACCGTGCCTTTTGGTTGCCCTACGACAGTACCTACGATCGTAAACGTGCGTGCCGCCGCGGTAGCGGCTGCTGTGATGATTAGCTTATAACCGCAGGTGTTTACTGACGTGTCTGTCTTCAGTAAAGTCAACGCTCCCGCACCCGCAATAGTTGCAGCCGCACGAAAGAATGTCGCGTCCGCCGCTGCTGGTGATACTGCCCATGTATCGCTCATATAACTCTCCTATATCTACCCCGCTGTGGCGGGGCGCGGCTTATTAAACTTGTGTATATAGGAAGGTAACGCTCAATACACCGGCTGTTACCGCAGATGCTGTGGGTGTTACCTGAACGTATGTTGCGGCATTAGTGCCGACGTTAGCCATAGCGATCAAGTGCGCCGCTGTGAAGGTAGGGCGTAGGCGAACTGTTGATTTAACGTCTGTAGAGGCTACATACTCAACACCCGCTGCCGATATACCTGATGTCAGGTTGATCGCTGTACCACCAGTCGTTACTACTGGTTGGTCGATGATAATATCGACGATGTTTGCATTTGCAGGGAGGTTAAAAGAAGCGGTAGCAGCTGCAGCAGTTGCAGCCCAGGCTACAGCAGGGTAGCCGTTGTAGGTCGCCAGGGTTGTGCCATCTTCATCGATGGATGCGGTAATGCTCGCGGTAGGTACAAAATATACCTTCTGCATTAGGGTTGCGCCGCCTTGGTTAGCGCCGGAACCGACTTTATTGGTGCCTACTTTTAAAGGACCGCTGAATGTACTTTTGCCCATGTTATTTCTCCTGTAAGTTTGCTATGGCCCCAGTCTCTTACACGTCCGTCGAGTCGGTCTGGAACCGCGTGTTTCTCGATAGGGGCTTTATAGCATATCTGTGGGGTATGTACAAGCGAAAAAAGACCTGCTGTTTAGGCAGGTCAAAAGTGCTTACGCACTAAGGAGGTGAATCCTGTAGTTAATGTACCACAAACCCCCACTATAGTCAATAAAAAACCCGCCGAAGCGGGTTTTTACTACTTCCTACTGATTACGCCGAGCCATAAATACCTAATGGATCAGACACACCGAAACTATAACGCTCACGTGCTTTGTAACGGGCATTGCCAGTTTCGAAGTCGCCTAGCATTTCCTGCTTGATTGAAGCGCGAACAAAATGCTTCAAGCTGTTAGGAACGTCAGTCAACAAGAACCATTGAGTAGTGTTAGTCAACCAGTGGTTAACTGTATACCCTTCAGGGATCGAGCTGTTAGACAAGATAGCGTTAATGTCACGATCGGCAGTGCCTGGACGGTTTTCTTTAGAACCATCAAGCAAGCGAGAAGCAACAAACATCAGTGCTGGTGGAACAACAAGCTTACGAGGCTTAGCGGCGATCAACAAACCTTTTTCATCAGTCCAGCTAGCCATTGCGATAATCGCGCTTTCGAGCGAAGTCTCGTTCAAGTCAGCGTGTGCTGAAGGACGGTTTGAGTTAGTTGCGCCGTTAACCAAGGGGTGATCCGTAGCCAACAGAGCCTTACCATCGCCATACAAGTATGAGCTTGAAGTAGCGTTATTAAGGATAGAAGCTGCTTTTACCTGCTTAGTGTAAGCCATACCACGAGCCAGTGCTTTAGTGTAACGAGCTGAAAGGGAGTCGTAGAGGTTATCTTCTACTGCTTCTTCAGTAATCGCAAAACCCATTGCAATGGTTTCGTGTGTGTAGCGTGCTACATATGCTTCTTGTGCAGCGTCATAAAGGATACCAGCACCTTCCTGTTTCACAGGAGCAGCGCCGAAACCAGCCAATTTTACTTCTTCTTCAAAAGAACGCTCTGAAGTCTCGACTTCATAAATCTCTTTATGCTCTTCACCATAACGGTTGTATTCCAAACCGAATAAGGCGTTGAGGCCCGGGAGCAGTTCTTTTAAAAGTTGCGAACGACTAATAGCCATGAGTTATCTCCTTATTGACCGGTTGGGAACGCGTATGCGTGAGTACTTGCATTGTATTTCACAATGATGTCTGTGTATGCTGTGCCAGTACCCTGGTCAGTACCACCACCAACAATGTCAACAATACGGAACGGTAGCGTTGCAGTTGTAGCTGCACCACTTGCATAAAACTTAGCATTACCGGTAACAGTGCTACCTGCAACATAAGTCATTGTGCAATTTAGACCGATCTTAGTGTAGTCAATCGCGCCATCGTAACGTACCTGGAACAACACTTCAGTATCGTCAACCACCTTAGCGAAGATGTTTGTGTAGCCTGTAGAAGTTGCTGGTAGGAACTGAGCGTGCTGAGTCTGCTTCAGAACTGGGTCTGTAAAACGAACACCTACACACACGCCTACCGGAGTGTTGGTGCTTAAAGTACTTGCTGCAGGCGCAGTACCTACGGCCAGGACAACGCCTAACGCAGTAGTTACCAAATCACCTGTGCAAATTGGGTTAGTCGCCGCAGCTGGGGTAACAACGAATTCACGGATGGTACCACCCGAGAAAGCCTTGCCACCTAGCAACTGCACTGGTTTGAAGCCATATCCAGAGACTGCCATCGTGTATTCCTTTCAAAAAATTAAAACAACGTAACGGGAGTTAAACTACTAACGACCGTTGCCAAATACGACCTTCGTTTGTCGTTCATTAAAGATCGGCATCCTCTTGTCATTC